CGTCGTCCGGCCGGACGACGCGGCCAGGGTGGTCTCCACCCGGCCGCACGCGGACCCCCCGTTCGCGGAGATCGAGCTGCTGACCGGCCAGGCGGCCGGCCGGTCGTGCTTCGTCGAATTCCGGGATCTCTGGGCGGTCGACTGATCAGGTGAACGTGAGGGTCATGTCGGTGCCGGCCGTGGGGTCGATGTGCGAGTGGAGGGTGAGGGTCTGCTCGAAGTCGTCGTCGAGCGGCGACGACTCGGCGGGCACCGAATCGAAATAGGAAGTGCCGTGGAAGTCGAACTTCATCGTGTTCGACCCGGCGGTCCACACGTATTCGCAGTCCTGCACGGTCAGGGCCTCGTACGCCCCCCGCCGGTCGGGCGAATCCTTGTAGAGGACCTGGGCCACGTGGTCGATGTTGCGGCCGAACAGGCGGCAGGCGGTGACGTAGGGGGACTCGTCCCACCTCGGCTTCACCATGTTCGTCCAGTTGAGGGAGAGCTGCTTGATGTTCGTGGTGGCCGACCCGACCTTGATCGTCGTCAGGTCCTGGAGGCAGTAGGCCGAGGTCGGGTAGGCCGAGAGGGCGGGCTCGGTCTGCGTGTGGGTGGTCGCCGTGCTGCCGACGATGTCGAGCGTGAGGAGCCCCACGTCGCTGTCGTTGTTGAAGACGAGCGAGCCCGACTTCACGATGCAGCCGGTGTACCGCTTCTTCGCGATCGTGCCGTCGGTCGAGTCCTCCAGGAAGTGGTCGAGGGTCATCGACGCGAGCATCCCGGGGCGGATCGTCGTCGTCCACGGGGTGGTCTGCCCGCTGTTGACCAGCTCCAGGGCCCACTTGAGGAGGAGCGGCATGTGGGACACGTAGGCCAGGCATTTGAGCTGGCCCTCGACCGCGTAGCGTTTCGAGATCCGCAGGGCCCGCCGGTTGGCGGCATCGGCCGTCCGGAAGGTCTGGTGGATGTCCCGACGCCGCACCGTGCAGGAGTTGCCCTCGTGCAATCGGAAGGCGAGGTAGTCGGTGCCCAGGACGGGCGACGTTTTGATGGTGCCGTACGCGGTCTCGGTCGTGACGATCAGCGCTTCGCGTGCCATGCTCGGCTCCTCAACCCTGGATCTTGAATTGCCAGCCGAGCTGGCCCTTGCCCACCTGGAGGCCCTTGTCGGAGACGGGCGCGGGGTTAGCCCAACGCATGATGTCGACGGGGGTCCGCGTCGTGCCCAGGTCGCCCAGCGCGTCGCGGAAGGCCCGCTCCTCGCCCGGGTCGGCCGCGAACACAACGTCGACGACTCGCATGAACAGGTCGACGACGTCGGTGGCGTCGAAGCCCTTCGCCCAGACCTCGACGCCGAGGATGAGCTTCCCCGACTGGCTGACGTTGTCTCTCATCCCCTCGCCCGCGACGCCGTCGAGGGTGACCCGCACAAAGGGGCATGCCGTCGCGTCCGGCGTCCACTTCGGGTCGAGGTCGGCCGGGTCGAAGCCGAACTTCCATTTCTTGACGACCCCCTTCAGCCGCTCGCTCGTCTGGAGCCGTTGGGCGACGAACCGGAAGATCCGGGTGGGGCGGCTCTGGGGCACGCCGGGCAGGTTGGGGTTCGGGACGCAGTCGGCCATCGGCTATCTCCCCTGGCGGCGGTTGAAGACGCCGAACGACTGGTACATGCCCCGCCGGACGCCCCGGACGGCGTTCATCACCTTGCCCTGGATGGTCGCGTCGCGGTGCTCGCGGAGCAGGGCGACGAGCGATTGCCGCGTCCCGTCGCTGAAGCCCATCACGTCGCGGACGACTCCTGTCGTCCCACCTTTCTTCCCGTTCCCCGCCTTCCCCTCGGCGTGGTAGGCGAGGATCTCCACCCCCTCGCCGCGCCAGCCGGCGACGGCCCGGAACCCGCCGACGAACGAGCCCACGACCTCGGCGAAGAACAGGGCGATGGCCCGGCTCATCTCGCCGAACGGCACGAGCACCTTGCCCATCGCCCCGGCGTACCGGCCGGTGCGGTATCTCCAGGGCGGGAGGGCGTTGCCCCGGGCGTCGACGCCCCGGAGCCGGTCGGCCCGGTTGCCCTCCCAGAGGAGCTGGGGGATCTCCCGACGCGCGGCGGCCGTGTTGGCCTTGCTCGCGTTGAGGATCGCGTCGAGCCGTCTCGTGTGCGTGTCGGTCTGGAGGATGCGGACGCTCATCGGCCGAAGATCCTCCCGAAGAGGCGTCTGATCGCCCCGATCGCCCTGGTCGCGACCCCCTGGGCCGGCGCGGCCGGGGGCCTCGGCGGGGCGGCGGTGCGCGGGGTCAGGACGACGGGGGCGTCGTAATCGGCGATGCGATACTTGCCCAGGATGTCCGGGTAGCGCTCCAGCAGCTCATCCGCCCTCGACCGGCCCCTCCCCATCGGCGGCGGGGGCACGGGCGCCGGCGGGTTGGGGATGGCGACCTTCGGCGTCGGCGGCTTCGGGAGGGGCGCCGGCTTCGCCGGGGCGACGGCCGGTTTGGGCGGCTTCGGGGCGGGCTTCGGCATCCAGGCCCGCCACGCCTCGACGGCCGTCCGGACCGCCCAGGCCAGCCACTTGTCGTTCAGGCCGACGAAGTCGCGGACGATCTTCGTGGTCTGCCCGGGGAGGCCCCTCCAGCCCTTCAGGCGGCCCCCCTCGAAGTAGGGCCTCCCTTTGCCCGCCAATCCCTTCGCGTGCCAGTACGCGAGCCGTGCGACCTCCAGGGGCCACGTCCCGACGACCCGGTCGCGACGCGCCTCGGTCGTGCCCGTGGCCACGAACCGGGAGTCGGCCCCCTGCGGCGACATCCCGGGCCCCTGCCACTTCAGCCCGCGGTCCCGGTAGCTCTGCCGGGAGATCCCCCGGGCGGCCCGCATCCGGGCGCCGTCGGTGCCCTCCCCGGCCAGGAGCTGGGAGTCCATCGCGAGCTTCGCCTGGGTGGCCAGGAACGGGTAATAGGCGGCCCGCTGGTCGGGGGTGGCCTTCCGCCACTCGCGGGCGTCGGGGCGAACGTCGGGCCCGTGGAGAATCCAGCGGGCGACCCCGGGCCGGAGGACTCGCGTCTGCGGCATGCTCAGCGCCCCGCCACGGTGCAGTCGATCGCGTAATCGCCCAGGCCGTCGCCGTCGAGGTCCAGCTCGGCCACCAGGGTCTTCGCCAGCTCGTTCGCCCGGTGCTCGAACCGGGCCGACTCCTCGGGCTTGTTCCGGGCGATCAGCGACATCGCGTAGCAGGCGTTGATCTCGATCACCTTGGAGGTGAGGATCAACGCCTCGTCGGCCAGCTTCTCCGCGAGCCACCGGTTGCGGCCGAGGCCGTTGCCGGTCCCCCTCGTCGTCCAGAGGAGCGGCGACCGGCGGGAGCGGTGGCGGTCGGGGTCGTGGGCGTGGAGGATCTCCTCGAACCACTCGCGGGCGTCGGCACGCTGCTCCCGGAACCCGGCCTGGTCCTCCTCGGCCTGGATCTCGGCCAGGACGGTCCGGCCGTGCCGCCGGAGCTGGTCGAGGGTGCAGTAGACCGGCCGGGCCTCGGCCGAGCCGGGCGCGGGGAGGATGGGGAGGACGAATTCGTAGGCCGTGTAGGTCTCGGCCCCGTCCGTGATGCGGACCCTCCCCGGGTAATCGCCCGGGGCGAGGGCGGCCGTCTGGTCGCCCGTGCCGCTGACGGTGAGGGTGCCGGCCGCCGCGTCGAGCCAGGCCACGGCCGGGCTGAAGGCGACGGCCAGGTCGTCGCCCGGCCAGACCTGGGCCGCCAGCGGCTCCGACCCGTCGTAGATGTCCAGCAGCAGCGAGCCGCAGGAATCCCGCAGGGTGACCGTCAGGCTGAAGCCGTCGCCCTGGTACACGGGGGTGATCCGCTCGCCCATTTAGTCCGGCCTCGACTGGGATTGGCTGGGGTCGGGGAGCCGCCGGGCCTCGGTGGCCGGTCGGGAGTAGGACGCGAAGACGGTGGGGCCCTTCCGGGCCGGGTCGGGGTCCGGGCCGGGGCCCTCCGACAGCTTGCCGAGGAAGAATTGAAGCATGGGCGTTAGTCGATCCGTCCGAGGATGCGGAAAGTCGCCCCCTCGGCCGGCGCCGAGGGCCAGGCCACGGCGAACGTGAAGGCCCGCGTCGACCCGGTGTAGGAGGTGATCCGCCGGGCCAGGCCGTCGAGGGCCCCGCTCGTGAACATCAGGACCGACCCGGCATAGTGTGTGTCGTTGGAGGAGAGCGCCGACGAGCCGGCGAAGACGGTGGCCGAGGGGACGGGGCTCGCGGCGACCGCGTCGGCGGCGGTCGCGAACTCATTGGCCACGGCCGACGCGATCGAGGCGGCCGAGGGGATGTCCGTCGCGGCGGCCGGGTTGGCCGGGAGGGCGTTGACCTTGGCCAGGATCGCGGCGATCTCCGTGTCGATCAGCCCGGAGATCGTCGAGAGCGTGGTGATGATCGTGGCGATCTCGGTGTCGATGTACCCGGAGATCGTGGCCTGGCTCGCCGCCGTCGCGTAGCCCGCCGAGGCCAGCGTCCGGGCCTCCATCTCGGCGTTGGTCGGGGGGTCGTAGGCGGCCAGGGCCGAGGCGGCCTGGGCGAGGACCCCGGCGGCATCGACGGTCGACCGCGAGCCGACCGTGGCGTCGAGGTTCTCGATCCCCGCCCGGCCGACCGACCAAAGCGCCGGCACGTGCTGCTCATCGACCGTCGTGTCCGTCGTCTTGAAGACCGCCTTGTACTCGCCAACGGTCGCGGTCGACCCGGACGCGAGAGTGTACTCGTAGAAGCCGCCCCCGACAGCCGTCGCCGACCCGGCGGTGACGACGAGCGTATTGGCCACGTTGTACACGTCGCAAGTGACGGTCAGGCCGGTCTTCCCCTGCCTGGCGCTGCGGAAGAAGGCGTAGAACGTGATCGAGTTGGAGATTTGCTCGATCATGCGTTTATCCCTTGACCTTGTAGAGGTTGGTGTTGTGCCCCTGGACGACGAGCTGCGCGATCGTCTGCATCGACGCGACGGCCGCCACATATTCGGCGTGCGTGATATCCACATCCGATCTCGGCTGGCCCTCGGCGTCGAGCCAGTGCTCGGCGACGGCCTCCGACCCGCCGAGCGCGTTGTATTCGGTCAGGCAGGCGGTCACCCGTTCGTAGGCGTCGCACATCGCGGCGATGGCGGCGCGGGTCCGGGTGACGTGCGAGGCGGGCTGGGGCATGGTCGGTCGCTCCTCAGAGCGCCAGCGGCGGCCCGCTGGCGACGTTGCCGGTGTCGGTCAGGTGGTTGCTGCCGTGCGCGTCGGCCCGGGTGACGGCGCCGGTGCCGTCGCTGAATTCGTCGAGGTCCCAGTAGGAGACCAGGCCCGAGCGCAGGCCGGCGTCGAGGTCGCCGTACCGGAGCCCCCGGCCCGCGTTGTAGAGCTGGGACACCTCGCCCGAGGAGAGGACGCGGCTCCACATCCCCGCGTTGTCGAGGTCGCCGGTGTAGGAACCGGCGCTGGCCCGGCCGCCGAGGTTGAAGTCCGAGGCGTTGAGGATCGTCCCGGTCAGGGTCCCGGTGACGGAGAGCGACAGCGCGACGGCGTTGGCGTAGGCGGCGATGCTGGACGACGACGACGACCCGTCGTAGGTGACGACGAGGAAGCGGGGCCCGCCCTGGGTGAAAGACCCGGCCGGCGACTGGGCCTGGACCAGGTTGTTCGCCCCGAGATCGCTGCGGACGATGACGCTGACGGCCTCGGCCGGGGCAGAGGCCGACGGGCCGCGCAGGGTGACCGCGAACCCGCGGAAGGTCCCGGACGAGAGCATTTTCGACATGACGAACGGCGTGGTCGAGGCTGAGTAGTTCAACCAGGCGCTGAACGACCACGCCTGGGTCCGCTCCCAGTCGAACGCGCCGGCCGGCGCCGCGAAGAACTGGCTGGTCGAGGCGAGGACGGCTGAGCGCGCGGGGACGCGGCGGGAGGAGCCGAGCGGGCCGAGGGCGCGGGCGAGGGGGGCGAGCATGTCAGGACTCGCCGATCACGTTCACGGGGGTCATGGGCGGTCCTCTCGGTCCGGTCGGGTCGGGGTGGGGGCTGGTGCTGTCCGGGCGGCTCAGGACTCGGGGTCGGCCAGTTGGACGGCCTTGCGTGCGGCCTTCTTCTCGGCCTCGACCTGGTCGAGGGCCACGGCCCGGACCCGGCCGGCGACGACGCGGAAGAGGGCCCCCTCGAACTCGGTCGGGCCCTGGGCCGCGATCAGTTCGTAGGCGGCCTTCTCCGTCGCGTCGGTCTGCCGGTCGAGGTAGGCGCGGAGCGGGTTCGCGGGCGGCCGGGCGGGGCTCTCGGTCGGCTTCTCATCCATCGCGGTTCCTCGGTGGGTGCCGGGTCGGAGGGGAGGGAGGGAGGCCCGGGGCGGGAGGGCCCCGGGCATCGGATCAAGTGTTGCGGATGTAGAGGTGGGTGAGGACGGCCGTCCCCTGGCAGGTGTCCTGGCTCGCCGTCCCGATCCGGCGGATCCGGACGAGGATCGTCGAGCCGACCGCCGCCGAGTCGAGGTTGGCGTTGGCGATCGCGAGCGAGCCCAGGACGATCTGCCCCGTGGTCGCGTCGAGGGTCACGTCGACCGTCTGCTCGGTGGCGGCGGCGGCCGTGATGTCCGGCTCGTCGGTGCCGCTGGCGAGCGTCCTGACCGTGATCCCGAGGCGGATCACCTTGCCGAGGTCGTTCGCGTCCGAGCCGTCGTCCAGGATGCCGGCCTGGAAGGTGAGGCCGGTCCCCATTGTGTGTTCATTGTTGATCACGACCAGGGCGGTGAAGCCCTGCGCGTCGCTCTTGAGGAGCCGTAGGCCGGCGGTCGAGAACCGCTGGACCAGGTCGTTGACCGGGAGCGGCCCGTTCTGGCGGGTGAAGTCGACGGGCCGCAGCACCGCCACCATTTCGTTGGCCATGAGACTGTCGTTCCTGCTTGGAAGGCTTCGGGGAAGACGCCGGGGGGCCACGAGCCCCCCGGCCGATCAGCCCATGAACAGATCAGGTGGAGACGAGGTAGCTGCCGAAGTTGGGCCGGACCACGGCCAGGGCGTAGACCGCGTGGACGTGGAGGATCCAGCCCTGCTGGTCGCCCGAGTACCAGAACTGGATCCGGTAGGTGAGGCCCGAGCCGGGGACCTGGTAGGAGGTCTCGCGGACCTGCGACTTGTCGCCCATCGGCAGGGTGACGGGCACCAGGGCGATGGCGTGCTTGTTGAAGAAGAGGCCCGCGTAGGTCGACCCGGCCGAGGGCTGGGGGACCATCGGGTCGTAGTCGATCTGGGCGCCGTAGGCTGGCATCAGCCGGGCCGTCTGCTGGGCCAGCTCGGCGGCGTTGATGCCGACCACCGATTCGGAGATGAAGCTCGAATCGGAGATCATGTTCGCGTAGGGGACGTGCCCCGTCACGAAATGCAGGTCGCCCGGCGTGGTGGGGACGCCGATCCCGACGAGATTCGACCAGGCCGTGCCGAGGTTGGCCCGGCTGAAGGTGTCCGCGCCCCCGGTGATGGAGCTGTGGACGTTGAAGTTGGTCGAGGTGATCAGGTTCGCGATCGACCGGTTGATCTTCCGGGTCACCGCCTCGATCGCGGGCTCCAGGTAGAGCGTCCGCAGGTCGGCCGGGGTGAGGGCCTGGTCGAAATCCGGGATCTTGAACGCCTTCGACTTGTTGTTGTTGACCGTCATGGGGACGGTCGTGTGGTCCTGGTCGGTGATCTGGATCGGGCCGTTGCCGATGTCGATCACGTCCCCCTCGTTGACGGTGGGGATGTTCGCGTTGATCGTCTTCCCGACCCGGCCGGCGACCGGCTGGGGCTGGACGTAGACCTTGCGGACCAGGCTGTTGCGGAGCATGAGAGGCGACTGGAGCGCGGCGGCGGCCGGCAAAACCAGCGTCTCGAAGAGGCCCGTGGTGGTATTCACGGCTTGTCAGCCTTCAACTCAGCCCTCGACGCGGACGGCGTTGCCTTTGGCGAACGCTTCGACCAGATCGGGGCGAGCCTGCTGCCATCCCGGGCGGGTGACCTCGTCATCCCGATACTCGACCCGGCTGACAGGGGGGGTGGATGCGCTCCTCCCCGAGCCCGGCGGCGGTGCCGTGGGCGGCGTCCCCTGCTTGCCCTGGGGGGGCGTCGAGGGGCTGGACGCGAAGGCCCAGGGGTCGGCCTCCTTCGCCGCGTCCAGGGCGGCGTGGAAGTCCTCGGGCTTCGCCGGGGCGTCCCCTGGGGCGAGGTCGAGGATCTTGTACAGCTTGTCCGCGTCCTTCGCGTTCGCCCCCTTGGCGATCGCGGCGGCGCGGAAGGTGTCCCGGTGGGCGACGGCCGCGAGCTTCGCGTTCGCCTCGGCGAGCTGCCGGGCGAGGTCGGAATCGGGGGCCGCCTTCGCCTTCGTGGGCTCGGGCGGGTCGGGCTCGGGGGCGGCCTTGCGGGCCTTGATCCGGGCCTGCTTGAGGGCCTGGCTCAGGTTCTCGGCCCGCCGCTCGGCCTTCAGTCGCGCGGCGGTGAGATCGTCCAGGAAGGATTGGGTGACTTCGGGCATGGCGGCGGGCCTCGGGCTCCGGGTTCAACGTGGGTGCGCGTGGGTGGGGCGGGTCGGCCAGCTCAGGCGGCGGCGACGGGTTCCTTGTCGATCCCCTCGGCCTCCTTCTGCCGGTCGAGGCCGAGGAGCCGCACGTCGACCTGCTCGATCTCGCCGAGCTTGCCGAAGCGGAACTGGTGGCCGTCGAGCACCAGCGGGCCGCAACGCTGGATCAACTGGCCGGCATATTTCTCGTTCTCGCCGGACGGGTTGTCGCGGTACTCGCGGAGCCGCTCCATGTCCATCGGGGGCTCGCCGGCCTTGGGCCCGGGGAGGGGCCGGGGCGAGCGGATCTGGAGTTCCTTGGGCTTCTCGTCGCTCTTGGCTGCCATCGTCATTCCTCGGTTTTGGTCTCGGTCTCGTCGCCGGTCTCGGGCGTCTCGTCGTCGCCCTTCTCTGGTTCCGTGGCGGGCTGGGCGGCCCCCATGAGGGCGGCCCAGGCGCGTTGCCGCTCGGCGATCTGGGGGGCCATCGCGATCGCGGCCTGGATCGTGGTCCCCCGCAGGCGGGCGAGGCCCTCGAACCCGTCCGTCATCCCCAGCTCCATCTCGCGGGCGAGGGTGTCGAGGCCCTCGACGCTGGAGGAGTCGACGACCCGGGGCTCGGGCCAGAGGCAGAGGAGCTTCGGCTCGGCGGCGGCGGCCGTCGCGGCCCCGGCCAGCTCCCAGCCGGCGGCCCCGTACCAGAGGCCGGCGACGGCCAGGCTCACCGCGGCGAGGTCGGTCTCGGTCTCGGCGAAGTCGAGCTGCCGGCCCCGCGTGCGCTGGACCAGCGGGGCCGCCTTCTTCTCCAGGGCGATGCCAGAGAACTCGGGGGCCGAGTCGGTCCGGACGACGGTGAGGGGGACCTCCAGCTCCTCCAGGGCCTGGTCGACCGAGGTCTTCAGGTCATACCAGGCGGCCTCGACCCCGAGCTGGGCCTGGAGGAGCCCCAGCTCGGGGGTGATCCCGTTGTCGCCGGCCTTCGCGGTGGGGTCGGTGGGGAGGTGCAGGAAGCGGCCGACCTGCTTGCGGAGCCTGGCCGACGCGGGCATGCCCCGGGCCCAGCCCCACGGGTTGAGGAACTCCTCGACATGCTGGGCGAGGTTCGAAAGCTCGCGGTCGGCGGCGATGTTGCACTCGCGGAGCGGGTTGCCGAGGCCCCCCTCCCAGAAATCCGTCTCGGCCGGCTCGTTCCGCACGAACACGAACGGGAGGACGCCCGGGTAGGGGGAATCCCCTTCCTCGACCAGCTTCGCCACGCGCTTGCCGGCCGTGTCGTCGAGGCCCCAGGGCTTCGTGAGGTAGGTGTGGCGTTCGTAGGCCGACCAGAGCCGGTAGCGGGTGACGAGCTTGCCCGGGGCGTCCTTGCCGGCCGGGATCCGCTCGATCGTGCAGATCGCCCAGGGGTTGATCGGGTCGCCGTCGCGGGTGAAGACGGCGAACTCGTGCCCCTTCCAGAGCCAGTAGCGCAGGGGGCGGGCCGGGTTGCCCGTGGCCTCGACCTGGATGGCCGCGACATGGTTGAGCGTGGCGGCCCGGTCGGCCGAGCGGAGCCGGGTGTTGACCGCCCCGCCCTTGTACGCGATCTCCAGCCAGGCCGAGAGGGCGTCATCGCCCTGGAGGACGCGCGTCGGGCCCGGGTTGTACAGCGGCTCGGCCAGCTTCCGGACGACGGTCCGGGTGATCCTCGAGTACCGCTTCGGCCGGTCCTCGAACTCCTCCTCGGTCTCGTCGGGCCGGCGCTCGAGGTGGGTGCAGTTGCGGAACTGGTAGAAGTCCTCATTGGCCAGGGCGTCGGCCAGCCGCTTCCGCTCTTCCGGCAGGCCGTCGCGCACGGAATCCCCCACCTCCCGCAGGGAGGGGACCGACTCGCGATCGGGGAAGAGGTCGGCTGGCATCAGGAGAACGCCATGTAGGTGAGCGGCTTGATGGGGATGCCGTACTTCTCGGCGAAGGCCCGGAAGTCGGCGGCGGCCTTCCCGATCAGGGGGAAGGAGAACTCGAATTCGTCCGTGTGCCCGCGCATGACCAGGATGCCGCCCGGCCGCTCCTCGCCCGAGTCGATCGGTACGGAGATGGGCGGGCCCAGGGTGGGCTTCCCACTCATCCCGAATTCGCTGATGGGGTTCATCTCGATCGTCTGCATCAATCCGGCTCCCATAACGATGCGTTCATGATCAGCGTGTCGGCCAGGTCCGGCGACCGGCCGAGGCGTTGGGCCATCGCGGCCTTCGGCTCCAGCTCGATCTTCGCCCCGCCGTGCGTGTAGCGGAGGGCCACCAGCTCTTGCCGCAGGTCGTCGGCGTGGGCCCCGACGACGGCCGCCGGGAGGCAGAACGCGGGCTGCTTGGCGGCGATCGGGTTCGGGGCGGCCCGCCGGACGTTGATGATCTGCGGCGGGCCGTCCTCCGCGATCTGGCGGGCCGGCGGCGGGAGGATCCGCTCGCGGTCGGGGTCGAGGCGTTGCCGCAGGGTCCAGGCCGACCGGGTCCGCTTGTTCTTGCGGCGGGCCCCGCCCTTGCCCGATCCGTAGTAGGGCACCGCGTCCTCGATCCCCAGGGCCTCCAGGTGGCGGGCCATGTCGTTGCCGGCCCATCCCCCGGCGTCGTAGGTGATCTGGTCGTGGGCGACCCCCCAGCGGGCCGAGAGGCGGCGGGCGAGGTTGGCCAGGGCGACGAGGTTGAGGTGGGGGTCGGCGACCAGCTCCAGGAGCCCCAGGTCGTCGGCGACCATCGCGGCGGCCCGGTCCCGTCCGGTGCCTTTCGAGAGGTCGAGGGAGAGCCGCCGGGGGCCCGCGTAGATCCCCTGGGGCCGGACCGCGTTGAAGGCCCGTTCCACCCATTCGGTCGGGAGGAGCTGGTCGAAGTCCTCGTCGGGGAAGAGGGCGAGGACGCGGGTCCGCCAGTAAAGGCTCGCCTCGCCGTACAGCCGCCGGATCCGGTCGATCCAGGTCTTCGTCGTCAGGCCCGGCTTCAGGCCGGCGGCCCGGACCTGCTCGTCGGTGAGGGCCGCCAAGGGGCTGTCGAAGGCGGTGAGCCGGAAGCCCGCGTAGCCGGGGGCCCCGGCCGCCGCCAGCTCGTACAGGGCCTTGAAGTGCCCCGAGCCGCGGAGCGGGTTGCCCAGGGCGAGGAGGCTCGTGTAGCCGAGGCCCTCGATCGCGTCCCAGATCGGCTGGTCGACGCCCGAGGACTCATCCACGACAACCAGGATGTTGTCCCCGTGGAACCCGGCGAAATTCTCCGATTTCTTGGCGCTGAACCCGATCGCGTACCACTCGGGGGCCAGCTCCAGCCGCTGGGGGGTCGCGTTGCCCTCGCTGATGCGTCCGGGGAGCTTGATCTTGCTCCGGGCGAAGGCGGTCTTGACCGCCCCCCAGAGGACGCTGACGAGCTGGGCGTTGCTGGCCGAGGTGGTGATGACCTTGGAGTCGGGCCGGGTGAACAGCCACTGGAGGATGGCGGTGGCGGCGTACCAGCTCTTGCCGACCGCGTGGCCGGCGGGGACGACGGTGATCCGGTTGCGGAGGACGCTCCGGCCGATCAGCTCCTGCTTGTCGTGCAGCGGCGGCCGGCCGAGGATGGCCTCGTGGAAGAGGCCCGGGTCGTCGTGGCAGTCGGCCAGCAGCTCGGCGACGGCGTCGGCGTCATGCATCGGGGGCGGGGAGCCCGATCCGGGCCGCCCGCCGCTCGCGGATCTCCTGGGCCCGGGCGATCACGTCGATGGTCACGGCCTCGCCCTGGGTTTGCTTGGACCGGGCCAGCTCCAGGCGCTGGGCGTCGAGTTCGAGCCGCAGCATGTCGATCTCGTAATCCTGGTCCTGCTTGAGGCAGTCCCTGACGACCTTCATCGCGGCCACGCGGGTCCGGTGCTTGGCGATCTTGCCCTCGGGATGCTCCTCGTCGAGGAGCTGCGTGATCCGCTTCAGGCACTTGATCTTCGCGTCGTCCGAGAGGGGCCAGTTCTGGCGGATCGCCCGCTGCTCCAGGCGGTCATTCGTCTGCCCGGCCATCCCGGTCCCCCTTCCTCCGATTGGCCTCCCGCAGCTCCTCCCGCAGGGCCCGGATCTCGGCCCGCATGCCGCGGTTCTCCAGGATCTTGGAGGCGAAGCCGGCCAGGGCCAGGGTCAGGCCGAGCCACCCGACCGGCTGGGCCGGGTCGGCGGCGAAGGCCAGGAAGCCCCCGCCGATCGTCGCCACGTCTCCGGTCGATGGGTGGCTCATGTCTTTAATCCTTGGCTTGAGGTCGGGTCTCGGGTCGGGGCGGGTTTGCTCAGGCGTCCTTGGCCTTGAACGCGAGCCGCAGGTTGCCGTAGGCCGCGACGGCCAGGCCGGCGAGCTGGCCGAGGAGGGCGATGGTCTGCTCGGTCGGGGCGATCCCGCCGAACGCCGTGCCGAGGGCGATGAGGGCGTAGCCGGCGACGATCACGTAGCCGGCCTGGGTGGTCTTGTCGTTCAAGGCTCAGGACTCCGACCAGAGGTAGAAAAGCCCGGCGGCGATGGCGACCGCCGCCAACGTGCGGTAGTACCGGCCCGGCCCCCGCGCCCCCTTCCCGGCCAGGCCGAGGAGGAGGATCGCGGGGGCGCCCAGGCCGGCGAGGAGGATCTCGGGGGTCATGCTTCCCGCGTGATGGCGTTCTCGGCCCAGAGGCGGGCCTCGTCGGCCCGCATGAAGGCTTGGAACAAGAGGGGCGTCTCGGGGCAGACTTCGGCCAGGGCCCGCTTGTAGGCGAGCGTTGCGGCCCGGACCTTCTGGAGGTGGCCGACCTGGTCGTTCCGGAGCTTCCGGGGGAGCGTCTCCCAGGCCAGCCGCTGGGGGTCGGCGAAGCTCAGCTCGACGGGGTCGATCTCGTCGAGCGAGCCGTAATCCTCCTCGTCGATCGCCGTGGCCGCATGGGCGGCGGGGGCGGCCTTCCATTTCTCCTGGTCGGCCGGGCTCCAGGCGGGGACGAGCTTGGCCGGGGCATCGCCGGGCTCGGGGCTGTGGGGCCGCAGGGACGCCGGGGGCGAGGGAGGCAGCGGGGGCAGGTAGGCCGGGTTCGGGGCCTGGAAGGGCTCCAGCTCGTCGCCCGGCTCGGGGCGGTAGGGCCGGAGCCTGGCCGCGCAGTAGTTCGAGTGCATCCCGGGCGGGCAATCGCAAGTCGCCGAAGCCATGCGGCCATCTCCTGGTCAGTTCGGGGGTCGCTGTCGAGGTCGGCCGCTGGGCTCGGGGTCGGCCAGTCAGTCGGGGGCGAGGTCTGGCGGGGCGTCGGAGCGGAAGGGTTTGCGGGTGTGAGTGACCGAGGCCCGGAGTCCTACCGGGTGGCATGCATGACCAGGGTTCTGTCCCCTCGGTCGCCCGGGGCCGCTACGCCCCGGGCGGGTCTCGTCAGCGGGCCTTGGCCCGGCGTCTCAGGGCCGCCAGCTTGCGGCGCTCGAATCGGTTGAGCGGGGGCCGCCGGCCCACGACCAGGTCGCCCTCGAAATCGCCGACCGGGGCCAGGTGGCAGGCCCGCAGGACGGCGGCGGTGACATCGGAAGGGCCCCGGTACTCTTTGTCGCAGCTCATGGCTCGATCCTCTGTGCCCTCGCCCCGCCGGCCCGCCCCCGAGCGAAGGGGCGGGCCGGGCGGGGGTCGGACGATCGCGGCGAAGGGTATACGGCCGGGAGGGGGGGCCGCATTGGCCACCCGCCTCCCTCCTGGGGAGTGGTCTCGGTGTGTCGGTGGGGCCGGCCCCCGATCGGTCGAAGGCGATCGGAGGGCCGGCCCCGGGCGGGTGCTAGTTGGGGAGCGTGGCGTCGGCCGACATGGCCAGGGCGAGCAACGCATCTTCGCGCTCGACGATCAGCCGGGCGACCTCGACCAGGTCGTCGCTATGGATCACCGCGAGCCACCCGGGCCGGCCGCAGTCGCCCAGGGCCAGGATTGGGGTCTTGCCCTCTTTCTTGGCCAGGGCCTTCGTCTTGTCCCAGAGCGTCCGGGCGGCGTGGCGTTTGTGGTGTTTCGCTTCGATGAACAGTCTTGGATGGGTCGAATCGCTGGCCGACAGCAGGTCCGGCCGGCCGAGCGTGCCGGAGCCGATGTTCCGCAGGCAGCCCCAAAATGCGGCGACCCGGCGTTCGAAGGCTTTCCAGGCTTTGTCGGCCATTAGGCGAACCCCGCCAAACGATCCTGGGCCCTCTTGTAGTGGCCCGGGTCGATCTCGGCCCCGATGAAATTGAACCCGAGCTGAATGGCCGCGATCCCCGTCGATCCGGAGCCCATGTAGGGGTCGATGATCGTCGCCCCGGGCTCGAGGCCCAGGTGGCCGATGCACCATCGCATCAGGAGGATCGGCTTCTGCATCGGGTGCCGACGTCGGTGCCGGCCGTCGTGGTCTTTGTCCTCTCCGGTTTTGTCCCGGGCGAGACCCTTCCACAGGTAGGCGAATGTATTGCGTTTGATCCCGGGGACGCTGCACCAGGCGAATTCGCCGTCGGTGAAGGTGTCGTCCGGGCCCCGGCCGCCGGCACGCTTGTCCCAGGACAGCCATGAGCCGCCATCGGGGAGGCGGCGGCGGAAGTGGTCGGCACCCCAGAGGAGGCAGGGCACCCCCGCCTCGAGGAGGGGGGCCGGGTCGAAGGGCCGATCGTCGCCCGCTATGCGGGGGCCACGGCCGAGCGGTGCCATGACCCCGCCGCGATGCACGCCCCCGCCGTGGAACTGGTAACCGATCCCATAGGGCGGGTCGCTCACGATCCCGTGATACCGCCCCCGCATCTCGCGGAGGACGGCCAGGCCGTCGCCCTGGAGGAGGACGCAGGAAGGGGCGTCGATCCCGGGCAGAGGGGCCGTGGTCTCAACTGCGGGCAAAGGAGGCTTTCATGGTCGGGGACTCCGGGGGAGGATGCGTCGCATCGCGTTCGCGTTGGTGGCGACGGCCGCGTTGCCGGTCCAGTCCGAGAGGTCGGCCATGGCCACGTCGGCCCGGACCGCCGCAAGGTCCCTGAAGAGGGTCCGCCGGGGGAGTGTGGGGAGGATTATCGCGAGCTGTGCGGGGGTGTACCCGAGCCCCGAGAGATCCTTCGCGGCCTGGCGGATCAGGGCGTTTTCGGCCTTGGCTTTGTCGCTCATGCTTACACCCTTAGCGGCGGAACCCCCGGTTTGTGCCACGCCAGTGCCAAGATTGTCGCCCGGCGTCGGGCTTTGTCGATCGCGGAATCGGCGTAAGTTGCGGCGAGTGTGGTAGATTTGCTGACTTGTCGGATTCACCGGCTTGTCCGGCCCGACTGCCAAGAGAATGCCACCAAGAGACGGCACCCATGGGCCACGTCCAGAAGTCCTATGAGGTCGGTTGGACCGCCATCGACGCCTTCATCGACCGCCTCGGCGGGGTGCCCAGGATGATCGACGGGCCGGCCTGGAAGTGGCTCGGGGCCCCGGCCGAGGCCATGCTCCAGGCGGGCGAGGCCAAATGCCCGTTGTGCGGCGACCACCGGCCCCCGCGCACGCTCTGCCTCTACTGCCACCGGACCCACGGCCAGACGGCCCTCCCCCGGCTCCACCCCCGGACGCTGCCGGTGAAGGTGTCCGACGCCAAGTTCCGGGCGAGGGTCAAGGCGGCGAAGGCGAGGCGGGAGGCGAAGCCGGCCGGGGCCGCGGCCTAGTCCCCCTCCCGGCCTCGACCACCTCGCAACGCACCACTCGCCACCGCACGGCCGAGGGCCAATCATGCAGCAATCCCGGCCGCATGAGGCCCCATTGCCCGGGGCTCATGCGGCCTTCGTTGCCGAGCCGGCGGGCCTTCCTCCACCGCCGGGCGATGCAGTATTCGTATTCGTACCAGACCTTAGCCACGGGCCCCCTCCTTCGCTTCCCGCTGGGCCTGGGCCAGCCGCAGGGCATGCTCCCGCCTGCACTCGGCCAGGTCCTGGGCCGCCTGGGCCCGGTCCGCACGGGCCATCGCCTCCAGCCGGGCCCGCAGGTGCATGCACTGGACCCGGTCGGCCCACTGGAGGGCCTCGACGATCTTGGGGTCGTTCCAGTCGTTGAGCCCGAGGGCGATGCGGGAGTCGACCCAGGCCCGGACCGCGACGGCCGCCGAGGGGTCGCGCTCCAGCAGCACGAAGATCCACTCGTCATCGCGGGCCTTGCTCAGGCAGGACGTGGGGTCGGCCAGCTCGTCACGCTTGCGCATCGCATGCCCCCTCGGATACGGATTCCGCGATCGCGATCAGTGCCGATTGCAGGCCCTCGCCCGCGTCGGTGAGGGCCCATTCCAGGTCCCCGACCTTGGTGCATCGCCAGACCAGCCCGAGGGATTCGAGCCGATAAAGGCGGCAGACGGCGAAGTCGATGTCCAGCCTGAAGGCCCTGGATACCTCCTTCGCCGTCCAGTGCGGCTGGCGTTTGAGCATGAGGATGATTCTATGGGTTGTCTCCTCGCCCAGGATGGCACGGTGGGGGCCGACCTGGGTGGCCGTGATGAGGGCCGCGTCGCGGCGGGGGGCGAATGCGGGGTTCAAGAGGCCACCCCCTTCGGTGCCAGGGCCACCCGTTGGGCGACCCGAGAAAGCACCATTCTTCGCACCGATTCCCAATGGTCGCCCGAGACGATGTTGTGATGCTCGATCAGCATGGCTATGCAGGCATCCCGCTCGGCCCTCGCCTGGTCGCGCTCGCCCCTCATGCTGGCCATGCGGTCGTTATGCTCCAGGTGCAGCTCCCGCAATTGCCGACCGTAGCCCGTTTCGTTGCTCATCCCCCTGCCCCCTTACTCGCGTCGACTGGTAGGTATCGCCAAGCGGACATCGATCGCGTCTTCCATTCCGATCCGCACTCAGGGCAACGGATCGTGAATGTATAGCTGTCTGGTTTGCGGGTTGCTTCGGGCTTGGCCGCGCAACGCTTGGGACATCTCGGAATCCCTTTCCTTGGCATCTGGCGTTAGCCCCCTGCCCTCGTTAGTAGCTTGGATACCTGCCCCGTGCCCCACGCCTTGCCCGTGCGGGTCGTGTGGCCCTCCGCGTTCAGCCGGTCCGCGATCGTCTGGAGCGTAGCTCCCTCGGATCGCCATGCTTTGATCGCCGGAACCAGGTCGGCATAGGCCGCATCGGCCCGTTCCTTGTGGGCCCGGGCGGCGTTCATCGCCCCCTTGGTCCGGCCCGCGTCGGTGAGGTTGTTCGTCCCGAGCTTCCCCCCCCTGGCCTTGTATGCGGCCAGTGCGGCCTTCGTCCGTTCGCTTATGCGTTCGGCTTCGTCCTCGGCCACGGCCGCGAGGATATGGATCGTGAGTTTGTTGGCGGTCGGGTTGTCGCACGCGACGAAGTCGACGCCGGAGCGGATGAGGGCCGATAGGAACGCCACGTTCCTCGCGAGGCGATCGAGCTTCGCGACGACCAGGACGGCCCCGGCCCGCTTCGCCTGGGCGAGGGCCTTGGCCAGCTCCGGCCGGTCGGACCGCTTCCCGCTCTCGACCTCGGTATAAGCGGCGATCACCTGCCCCCCCACCGATTGAACATACGATTGAATGGCGGCCTCTTGCCCTTCGAGGCCGAGCCCCGAACGACCCTGGCCTTGGGTGGATACCCGCCGATACGCGACGACCTTGACGCTCATCCGTTCGCCTCCCGGGGGCCCGATCCGCCCCCGGGGAGATTCTACGGAACCTTAATCGGACGTTCAAGGTTCCGTAGAAAGGGCCATCCGGGGGGCGAAGTGGGGTGCGGGCGTATACGTCCCCCCGTTCATCTCCCGGCAGAGGGCCACCAATGCATGCATCGACCCCGCCACCTCGGCGTTGATCATGCCGAGGGGGGTGAGGCGCAGCTCGGCTTGCCAGTAGGGCACCCCCGGGGTCAGCTCGGCCATGCCGAGGGCCCGCAGGTCCCGGGCGGCGCTCCGGGCCTCGTCGGCCTCCATGCCGCTCAGCTCGACCAGGTCGCGGAAGAGACGCCAGCCCTCCCCGCCATGGAGGAGGAGCCGCATGGGCCCGGGCTTGTCGAGGCGGGCGAGGGTCCGCTCCATCTCCTCCCACTGGCGGGGGGTGAGGCGGGACGCCACGGGCTCCCAGGGCTGTTCTCGGGGCGGCATGGGGATGGTCGCGGGGGACATGGGCGGGGCTTCTCTCGGATGGGGGTTATGTACTACGGCGAACGCGAGTGCTGCGCTTCGGGGTCGGCGGCCTGGATCACGGACGCTTCGCATGGAGCGGCCAGTCACGCATCTCCAGGGCGACCCTATCCAGGTCCTCTGGCGTTGGGTCGATCAGCACGACCCATTGATGTGCTGACTGGGCGACCCTATCGGTGGCCTCCAGGCGGGAGTTGTCGGGGCACCAGAACAGCAGCTCCGTCCCGTGCTTTGCCTCCCGGGCGAACAGCAGACGGTGGGTCTGGATCTTGGCTGGCCGGTCGTCTTCGTAGGTGAATAGGAAGTAGGCGGGGCAAGGCAGCGAAACCAATTGCGATCGCTTGGCCATCTCGGGCCTCCTCCGCTGGGGGTGCGCGCACCGGCTCCCTTACACCCTCAGATGGCAGGGCGCTCGGGGCTCGAAATCGGACGGTCTTAGTTCACTCCCCGGCCTGAATCAGGACCGGGATCTGGTGTCCTGGGGGGCCTGTCCCTGGCCCTTCGATTCGGCGGCCTTTCGGGCCTCATGGGCCGCTCGGAAGAGCCGCCACCAGGCGACCCAGGAGGGCCTTTGGACAGTCTCAACTGGCATCGGGGACTCTCCGGTGGGGTCTGGTCGGATCGATCCCGGTCGGGTTCCGGATCGCTCGGGTCCTCCTCTCTGGCGAAGGTTTACGGAAGGACGGAAGCAACGGAAGCAAAGTGCCCGTTCATTCTCACGGGAGAGGAGTATGGGATTTGGATACCCCCTCCTCGGTTCCGTCCTTCCGTTCCGGTCAAAACGCTGGGCCGGAGTCGGGTTCTCTCTGATGCTCGTCGTTGCGTAACCCTATGCCGGCGAACCAAGTTCCGTTGTTCGTGTAGGAGTGCATTCCGCGCTTCCGTAACTCGGCATTGAACTTCCGTGACGGAAGCAACTCCCGTTCGCCACTGCTCTTGAACCAGGCTTGGTAGCGGTCGTAGAGCCGATCGGCCTTCGCTTTGAAAGGGCTGCTCCTCGGGTCGGCCCAGTCGGCGAGAGCCGAATCGAGCACGCATTCATCCGCAATGAAAGTCGCGAAGGTGTCCGACTCTTTGCGGTACTCGTCCGTTGCCGCAAGGACTGCCGCCGGTGGGTTCATGCCGTCTCGCTGCCATTCGAGACAGCCACGGACCAGGAGGGCCAAGATGCCGGGAGCCTCTTCGGAGAGGGACAGCTTCAGCGTGTCATCCTCGGGCATTACCATCGGGGGCGAGGTCGCTTGGCCCTTCTTCACGAACTTGACCAGGAAGGGGATGAGCCGAACCCGCCGCCAGATAGCGTTGCCCGTGTCGGGGATCTCGGGCTTATAGTTGGTCGCCAAGAGGAGCTTGAATGTCCGCTTAAACGTAAAGAAGTTCTCACGCATCCGGCGGGCTTTCAGGACCCCATCGCCGGTCAGTCTCTTGACCAGGGCGACCGCCAGCTTTCGCCCGTCGTCGGTCTCACTGGCCGAGATGAATCGCTTCCCATGGAGGTCGGCCACCCCGGTCGGGTGGGACTCGTTCTTCGACGAGAGGAGCAAGCTGGGCTCGGCTTGGTCGGCATAGTCGCCAAGGATGCGTTGGATCGTATCCAGGTAGACGTTTTTGCCGTTGGACCCTTCGCCGTAGAGGATGTAGAGCTCCTGGACGAAATCGACCGCCGCGAGCGACATGCCGGCCACCCGCGTCATGTACGCGATCAGATCCTCATCGCCGGCGAAGATTTCCCGCATGAATTGCTCCCACCTGGGAGCCTTCGCGTCCGGGTCGTATTCGACCGGGCATACCTTGGTGATCAGATCCTCTTTGCGATGGGGCTTCAGCTCGCCCGTCCGCAGGTCGATCGTGCCGTTCAGGCAGTTCAGCAGCCAGGGGTCCTGATCCCACTCTTCCGGGGCGACGGCGATACCCTCCTCGCTCTCGGCGAGGCTCACCATCGCCTCGAAATGCTTCCGCGATTCCGTGGAGAGAGCCCATGCGAGGATCGCCTTCCGCTTGGCGTCGTTCTCCTCGGCCGCCGCCTCGGCCGCGATCGAGCGAACGACCTTCCGGCCGAGCCTTCGGACCTTGCCCGATTCGTCCCGCTTCCACCTGGCCCCATCCCACACGAACCAGGCTTTCCAGGGCGTGCAGTACCGGGCCGACTTGCGATGCTGGTTGGCGAACCGCCTGGCATTGCCCAGGTCGGTGCGGTTGATCGGCTCTTCGCCGGCTACCGCGGGCAGCTCGGGCGGCGGGATCTCAGGCGTAGCAGCCGGGGCCTCGATCGGGGGCGGCTCCAGGACGGCCGTGCCGTTGCGGTGAGTCTTGCCGTTGGATTCGTGCCGGGCCCTGGGGGCGGGCCTGGGATTCGGGGCGACGACCTTCACCAGCTTCCGCCGGTCGGCCGGGTCGGGGACCTCCTCGATATGAGTCCCGTAACCTTGCTCCATCAGCGACCGGGCGGCCTCGGAATGGTCCCCCCCGTGGTTGAGGAGGGCATAGGCCCCGAACTTGGAGTAGGTGGATTCGATGTCGAAGGGGGTCGAGGTCGAGAAGACCTTCAGCGTGTTGTTGCCGGTCTTGTTGGTGCAGGCCGAGTTGCCCGCGTCCTTCCCAGGCCGACGCCAGTAGCGGACCTCTCCGACTTGCTGCCACATCGTCCAGCCGAGGGGCCCCAGGATGTCCTCCCAGGTGTGGCGCTCCTCGAAATCATCGCCCGGCTGTTTGGTCCCGTCGGCCGCCGGCTCGCGCCTCGGCTTGTGCTCTTCCTTGTGCTCGGGGGCCGGCCGCTCGTCGAACGACCGGGCCAGCGACAGCAACGCGTCCCGCTCGTCGGGGGTGATGACGCGGATCGTCCTGGGCCCGCCCGCCAGCAGCTCGTAAGGCTTGCCCGACTTGTGGACGACGCCCTCGGTGGGGGGCTCGACGGTGTAACCGCCCTCCCCCTTCATCTCGATCAACGTCACCTGCTTGCGGGGGTCTTCCTTGGTCGGCGCCGGGCGCATCGCGAGCTTGTAGCAGCCCGCGATCACCTCGCACCGCCACGCCAGATGCACCCCGCCCGAGGGGGTCCGGCTCGAATACCCCGACTTCACGCGGTCGACCAGGTCGCCGATGCCGAACTCGTCGGCCCTCCTCTGGAATTGCTCCCAGGCGATGCGGTCGTCGAAGTCCATCACCTCCAGGTTGCCCGAGACGGCGCCGCACACGAACCCCAGCCCGGCCCGGGGCGTGGCGCTCCGGTACCAGAACTTGAACCGGGCATCGCTGGGGATGACCTTCTGGTATTGCTTCCAGTCGGACGGCTTGTCGATGGCGTCCGGGCTGGGGGCCTTCTCCCAGTTGGTGCCGGGGGCCTCGGTGGGGGGGACGACGGAGATGCCGCAGTCCATCGCCAGCCGGGCGGCCCGGCCGACCGGGGACAGCCTTGGCGGGGGCGTGGCGGTGCTCATGCCGCACCGCCTTCCGCGAAGAATACGCGGAATCGCCCGCACCTCTTTGCGAGGTGGGGCCTGCGTGCTAAGATTGCCACTGATCGGTCCCTGTCCTGGAAAGTCGGGGGATCGTACTTCCGGGGCCTTCCCAGGGTCGAAGCTGGGAAGGCCCTATTTTTCTGCGCTGCCGACAGTAACGCGCCCCGGCCGGGGCCGCCAGCAGGCACCTCGGCCTTATGTATGGACGCGATCACGACTGCTGCCTTTTGTCAGTGGTTGTCGAAGCGGCATCCCTGTCGCCGCATCTCGCGCTCGAGCCTCGCAACGTCGTCCCGGGTGAGGACCCGAGCATTACCGACCCGCTGGCCGAGGCTCATCTCTTTGACCACCCTGCGGACGGCCGAGTAGGACGAAGCCTGGATCTGGGTGGCGGCCTTGGCCTGCGTGAGAAGCGGTTCCATCTCGGCCTCCCGTCAGGCGTGGGCGGCGAGCGGGCGGATGTTGCGGGCGGCCAGGCCGAGCGCGAACGGTTGAATATCCTCTTGCGTGAACACGAACGTCGGGCCGATCCTGCGGCCCAGCTTCATTCGGTGAACAGTGACGCGGGCCTGGTGGTAGCTGACGCCTTGCGAGGCGGCGAGGTCCCGGAGCGAATAGGCGGGGGCGGCGACCTGGGCGGCGGCGGGGGCGGAGCGCGACATGGGGACTACTCCCTTTCGTTGGAGTGTGGACCGATCGGGCCGGCGCCCTCGCCGGCTCCCTTCACCTGGTTAGGGGGCGTCCTGCCCGACTCAATCCAAACAGTCGAGCTTACCCCGCATACTCACCGGAATCAAAAAGGCCACCCGCGATGTTAAGAGTCGTGCGACGTATTTAACGTCGCATCCGTCAGAACCCGGGGGCGTCCCTGACCTCCTTCCCGGCCCACCGGGCCTTGTAGATGGCCTGTCTGCTGATCTCCGGGGATAGCGGCGAATAGCGGTCGCCCAGGGCGTACACGATCGAGAGGTGGGTGGCCCAGGGGTCCAGATTCCAGAGCCCGACGATGGCCAGGTCCCGCTCCTCCCGCTTCCCGCCCCCGGCCTTGCCGTTGGCCCCGGCCGCCGCGACGGCCGACTGGATCCGGGCCTCGACCTCGGCCAGCTCCCCCCGCAGGGCCCGATAGCGATCGACCAGGTCGTCGACCTCGCCGAACCGGGGGGCCGCCTCCAAGAACCGATCCGCCGCGTCGAGGTCCCCCGGGTGGATCCGCTTCAGCAGCTCCAGCAGCTCGCCGGGGCCGAGGCCCCCGGCATCGGCCAGCGGGGCCAGCTCGGCCGGCGGGTTGCGGAGGACTTCCAGCGAGGCGACCAGGCGATTGACCAGCCGGCGGTTGACCGGGTCGGCCAGCCACCGATCCCAGGGGGCCGACGATTTCCCGAACCCGTCGCGGACCTCGGCCAGGTCCCGAACGGCTTGATCGCGGGTCGAGGCAATCCTGGCGAGGGCCTCGGCGATCCGCTCGGGAGTCGTGGGGGGCATGCGGGGGTCCGTGGTAGCGGGGATGGAGGGGCGTGGCCGGTATATTCCCCCCGTTGTAGGCCGGCGGCAAGTTTATCTCGCCGGTGGCTCTTCAATGCCGATCTTCTTCGCCTCCTCGGTGAGAAGCTGATCGATCAGTGTGGCCAGTGATGCCCGCTTTCTTTTGGCAAGCGCCGTGGCCCAGTCCCGCCATTCTCGACGGCATTTGACGCTGAGAATGACCACTTCGTCCGGATCGGCCTTGGCCGGTTTCTTGGCTGCCATCGTCACGCCTCCCATTCCAGCCTCCAGGTCGGATAGCGGCGCCACGTTACCCTCATGGGTATACACCGGCAACCTCGTGTCAGTACGAACTATAGCAGGACGCCCGAGGAAAGCAATCCGATTGGTAGCAGAAATATCTAGTTGCCAGTTGACTAGGTACTGACTGGCGGTATTATGTGTATGTCGGCCGGGCGAACGTCGCTCGACTAACGAAGTGGGGCCGGCGAGTGACGCAATCACTCCCGGCCCCTGGGAACCCACCCTCTTGAGGCTCGTTCCAATGTCGATTCTTACCGCCCCCCCCGCCCCGGTCAACACGACCCCCGTCTTCGCCGTCGGCCCCTACCCGCAGGAAGACAACACCGTCGAGATCCACCCGGCCGACGCGGTCTCGATCGAGGAGGTCGAGGAGGCTTGGGAGCTGATCGCCGAGTCGATCGGCATGACCGGGGCCGAGATGCGGGAGTGGGATGCCGCCCACTCGACCGGCATCACCGACCTCGACATCTATCCGGCGGGCGCCTGGTCCTGATCCCTCCCCACCCGAGGGGGCCCGCTCGGGCCCCCTCCCCTCTGGAGGGCCGACCATGCCGCCCCTATGTGATGACCCGCTGATCGCCCGCGTCGACCTCGGCCACGCCGAGGACGCCATCCACCACGCCCGGACCTCCCTGGCCGGGGTCGCGGCCGAGCTGGAGCGCCTCGGCCTCTTCCAACTGGCCGACCGGGTCGCCCTGGCCGAGTGCCGCCTTCGCCACGCCGACCCCTTCGTCGCGGAGGAAGCCCATGCCTGGGGATGACGCCACCCGCGAGATCGCGGACCTGGCCCGGGTCCTGGAGGCCCAGACCAAGGCCCTGAACTACCTCCTGGCCCGGGCGGCCCTGGCCCGGCACGACCTCGACCACGCGCGGCTCCAGATCGAGCTGCACGGCCCCGGGGCCCCCGTCTCGCGCCTGCTCGATCAGGCCCGGTGCCACCTGGAAGCCATTGCGAAGCGATTGATCCAAGAGTAAGAACCCACTTCCCATCATCCTCCCAATCATCGGGGGTTAGCCATGCATAGCGACTTCCTGCCCATCGCGGCCATTGAAGGCCACTTCCGCCGTTATGTGGCGGCGGTGGACCGCAGCCGGGCGGCCGGCGAGGCGCTCGCGGCGGCCCAGGCCGAGGCCCACCAGATCGAGGACGAGCTGACCGCCCTGGGCGACCAGCTCACCCACCTTCTCTGCGCCTGCCCGGCGACGGCCCCCTCCCGGCACGAGGACTTCGGCAAGGTCATCATCCTCGACGGCCGGGCCCTGTTCGTGGCCCGGGTCGGCCCGGGAGGCGCCCCCGCCCTGACCCTCCTGGACGTGATCGACCTCGGGGCCAAGTAAGGCCCCCGCCCCAGCGGCCACGACGGCCGCATCCGACCGGCGACGGCGCCGCAGGAAATCCCCCGGGATGGGTCCGGAATCGCCCGGCCCCATCCCCCGCAGGCTGTATACTTTGACACATACGAGGGTTCAATTCGTGAGCAAGTTTATCGAGCGAATTCGGGCGGTCCGCAGGGTCTGGCAGTTCCTCGCCTGGGAGCCGCCGGTGCCCCTCGGGCGGCGATGGTTCACGTTCGACCGGGCGGCGGGCCGCTACCGGATCACGGCGTGGCTCGGGACCGGGGTCGTCTTCGCGGAATTGCCGGACGGGTCGCACGTCGCGATCGACCCGGCCGACCTGGAGCCCATCGAAGGGGAGAGCCATGCCGACCGGTGACGACCTGCGGGGCCGCCTGCGGGCGATCGAGATCGAGAAGCGGGAGGCCCGGGAGGAGCTGGCCCGGGTCGAGCGCCGCCAGCGGGAGTTGAAGGCGGCGATCAAGGCGTGCGACCGATCCCGCGACGAGCTGCTGGCCGACCTGGTCGTGGACCGGCCGCTGATCGACCTGGCCGAGGAGCGGGAGGCGGCGAGGGAGGAGCCGACGGCACCCGATCCCCTCGACGGCCAGATCGTCGGGCCATCGGGCGAGGTCGAGGATATCGGCCTGGCCACCCCGGGCCCGGCCTACACCTGGCACTCCTACCCGATCGAGCGGTGCCTCCCCGAGGCCCGCTGGCGGGGGCTCCGGGAGGATCTGATCGACGGCGAACTGGGCACGCTGGGGGCGATCGCCAGTTGGCTGTCGGACGGCAATACGCTCGAAGAGCTGGAGCTGGGCCCGGACAACGAGGCGGCGAGGCGGATCACGGTCGGCGAGGTCAAGGCCCTCCGCGCCGCTCTCCTCCGCACCGTGTATCACCTGAAGATCGAGGCCGAGTTCCCCCCGGCCTGGATCGACCCGGAGATCGGCCGGACCGTGCAGCCGATCGAGGCCACCCCCAAGCCCAAGCGGGCCCGGAAGGCCAAGGCGAAGGCTGACCCCGAGCCCGAGCCCGAGGCGGCCGGCCAGCTCGCGGTCTTCGCGGTCCGGCCCAAGGCCCAGAAGACCCCCGTCCACTTCGTCCGGGCCCGGTCGCTCAAAGAGGCCGACGACTTCACCGTGGCTACCAGGTCGAAGGGTTCGAGCAACCACGCCTACCCCTGGGACGGCCCCCCGCCCAAGGGGGCCTGGGTCCAGACGGCGGGGGCGAGGCCGTGAAAGTCTTCCTGTTCATGCCTCAGTTCCGGGGCCCCATCTACGCCGGGACTAAGTGCCAGACGATCCGGCAGACACGCAAGCGCCCGGTCTATCCCGGCGATGCCCTCAGCCTTCGCCAGTGGAGCGGGCGGCCCTACGGCTCGCCGCAAATCACCCTCGGCACGGCCGTCTGCGAGGCCACCATGCCGGTCGCGATCGACTGGCGGGAGGGCCTGTGGGTGCGGCTCAACGGCGAAACCCTGGGCCCCGAAGCCATGGAGCTGTTCGCCGTCGACGACGGGTTCGACGGCTCGCGAGAGATGGCCCTCTTCTGGCAGGCCCACAAGGGCTTCCCGTTCGAGGGCACCGCGTATCAGTGGACCGATTTCGAGCCCGCTCCTAACCCTCCTTATGGAGACCGACCGTGAGTGCCGTAGCCCTCGCCTCGACCCCCGACCTCGAAGACTCGCCGGCCCCGATCGCCCCCGAGCCGCCCCCCGCCTCGACCGCCCCGGGCCCCACGTTCTGGAGGGCCCTGATCGCGGCGAAGGCCGAGTTCCCCGCGATCGTCCGCGACTCCGAAAACCCGCACATGCGATCCATGTATGCGAGCCTGGCCGCGCACCTGGAAGTCGAGCCGATCCTGTTTAAACACGGCTTCGTGATCGTCCAGGTGCCGATCGAGGCCCCGGGCGGGTGGCAGCTCCAGACCCGCCTGATCCACGAGAGCGGCCAGGAGCTGGCGGCGAGCATGCCTTTGATCGTGGGGACCGACCGCAACGCGATGCAGGCGCTGGGGTCGACCCTGACCTACGCCCGCCGCTACTCCCTCCAGTGCCTCCTCTGCCTCCACGCCGAGGACGATGACGGTAACGGCTCGGGGGCCTCGGCCCCGCCCCGCCAGACGCCCCAGGAGCCCCGCCAGCGGGCCCAGCAATCGGCCCCGGCCAAATCCCAGGCCCCCCGCCAGCAGCCGCAGGGGGAGGCCCCGAAGTACCCGCCCGGGGGCCCCGGCCTCCTCGCCTGGCTGACCGACCTGACCGACCAGCAGCGCTACGACTGGGTCGGCCACGCCCGCCGGCTCGGGGAGCCCCACAACTACCCCGCCGACATCGCGGAGTGGGACGAGGAGGAGGCCAACTGGGCGGCCGGGGAGATCCGGGCCGAGATGGAGCGGCGTGCGAAGGCGAACCAATCGAAGCGGCGTTGAGGAGGATCGACCGATGGCGACGACGACCGAGATCAAGGCCCGCCCCGTGGCGGCCCTCAAGCTCTGGGAGATCAGCGACGGCCTCCGCTCGATCGACGATCGGCTGGAGGAGACCGGGGGCGAGCTGACCCCCGAGCTGGCGGCCGACCTCGACGCGCTCGAGCTGGCCCTGGAGTCCAAGGCCGAGGGGATCGCGGCGATCGTGTCGGAGCGGCGGGCCCTGGCCGAGTCGGTCCGGGCCCAGGCCCGGCGCCTCTCGGACCGGGCGGCGGCGATCGAGCGGGGGGCCGACCGGCTCCACGCCTACCTCCTCCAGGCGATGCAGGCGGCGGCCCGGCGCGAGATCAAGACGCCCGCCTTCACGCTCCGGCTCGCGAAGAACCCGGCCTCCTACCAGTGGCTGGGGGAGACCGAGGACATCCCCGAGGAGTTCCGGCGCGTCGTGGTCAGCTTCGACGCGAGCAAGGCCAAGGCGGCCCACAAGGCCGGCGAGCCGCTCCCGGAGCTGGTGGCGATCAACCAGGGCGAGCACCTGCGGATCAGTTGACCCCCCCCTGCCCTGCCCCGGAACCCCCTATCAACGAAGCGGCCCCGGCGGTTCGGTTGCATAACCGGACCCCGGGGCCTGTCTATTTTGCCTGTCCGTGCAGGTCACTCGCCTTCGCTGCCGATATTCTCAACGTCGGCGGCAAGGTCAGCCTTCTCGCCACGGCCGGCCTCGGCCTTGTCGCGGTCGGTCACGACGAACCGCTGGGGCACCCGGCGAATCGCCTTCTCGACAACGGCCGACTGGGTCGACTTCGTCATGGCGGCTTCGATCCGGACGATCTCAGCCGTCTTCGGGGTGAGGTAGACAGTCACCTTCTCCAGCTTGGCGGCCTCGGTCTTTGCCGGCTTGGAGGCGCGACGGCGAGGGGCTTTGGTCTCGGAGACGGCGGGGGCGGCGGCTGGCATCATGGACTGTTCTCCGGTTGCATCCGGGGGCGATAGGGCCGGGGGTGGTGAGAACACCCCCGGCCCTTTCTTTTTCGGCATGACGGCCCCGGCCCGTGATGGCTTGCCGTCAAATCCACAGCCCGGCAGCACGCTTCCCCGACACCACCGCTAGACTCACCCGGCGACGGGATGGCCGAGCGTCCCGGCCTCCAGGGGAGGGGGCGTCGGGTCGGCCACCGGGGCGTGGCGTTCCGGGCGCCGGATCTCGAAGTTGCGGTCGGGGTCGTCGAAGGCGATGTTGACCCGGCCGGGTTCTCCGGCGGTGATGCCGTAGATCCGGAGCCGGAAGACATCCCCCGAGGCCGGGTGGGTGATGTCGACCCACTGGCCCTCTCTGCGTTTCAGGACAAGCATCGGCGGTTCCTCTCGCGTTGCGTTGCGTGGTCGGGATCGTCAGTTCGATAGGGCGGGGGAGCCGGGCCGCTGGCCGGCCCAGGTGCCTTGGAGCATCGCGATGGCTTCCTGGTGGATGTAGGTGACACGGCTGGGGGAGAGCCCGACCGATTTCGCGGCCTGGGCGTGGGTCTCGCCCCATATGTAGATCCGCCGGAGCGCGGCGGCGTGGCCGGGGGGGAGCTTGCGGAGCCACCCCTCGACCGCGTCCTCCTCCTCCAGGCCCCACCCGGGCTCGGGCTCGGGCTCGATCCCCAGGACCCGGCCGTCCAGCTCGTCGTCGTGCCGCAGGTCGCCCAGGTGGGCCGGCTCGGCCCCGTCGCGGGCCAGCCGCTTCCTCGCCCACCGCTGCCGGCTCACGTCCTTCAGGGCGCCCCAGATCCGCTTCTTCGCGAAGAAGCTGAACGAGGTCCCGACCTGGGGCCGCCACGCCTCGGCGGCCTCGACCAGGGCCATGTTCGCCGCGCTCTCGTACTCCTCCCAATGGGCGGGGGCGATCCGCTTCAGGGGTTTTGCCATCTTCCTGGCCATGGGCCTGTATCGGGCGGCGAGCCGCTGCTGGTCCGGGGTGAGCGGCTCGCGGGTTCGGCGGGTGGCCATCGGCGGGGGATTCCGATTGGGCGGCGGCGGGGGGTTGCGACGTTAAAACTATTCTGCCATCATAACGCGACGTTGGCGGGTGTTTATAACTACGAAGAGGGGGGGCCGGGGATGAGCTGGGCCAGGCGTAGCGGTTGGTGGGCCGGGGCGATCCTGCTCGGCGTGGCGGCGTGCTCGGGGGCGGCCCTGTACGACCCCGGGGCGAGGATCTCGCGGGTGCCGTTCAACCGCCTGATCGACGGCGAGGCGGTCCCCGACGAGATCATCTATCTCCACTCGCGGCGGGGGTGCCGGCTGTCGGAGGACGGGGTGGAGCGCTACCCGGCCGACGCGGTGCCGGCCGGGGCGATCCCGTGCCCGAGCTGCCTGCGGCCTTAGAGGTTCGTCCCCCCCCGGATGGCCAGGGTGCCGACCGACCCGCTGTCGTTGTCGACGACGAAGGCGGTCCAGTCGGCCGAGAGGGGGTTGGCCACCGGCCCCATCCCGTCGTGCCACAAGAGCCCCACGCCGGCCTCCAGGTCGAACTCCTGGGCGGCGGCGACCCCGGCCGTGACGGTCGAGATGGTCAGCGAGCCGCCGCCGGTCAGCGACGACGTATAAGTCACCTGGGCCACGTTGGTGCAGCCCAGGGCCTTCCGGAACTCGATATCGACGGGGGCAGCAGGAAGCGGGCCCCCGGACACCAGCACGTCCCCCTCCCCGATGTTCGACAGCGCCACCAGCGCGGCCATGATGGCCTCGGCCGTGGCGGTGTAGGGGAGGGAGGACGTGGTTTGGCCCGAATAGGTGATTGTGAATGTGCCGCCGCTGATCGTGCCGGTCGGGGTGAGCCTCTGGAGTTCGTTGGTGCCGTTGACGCGGATCTTCATGGCCTGGGTGTTGTACATGAAGATATCGGTCAACTGGCTGACGTCCAGCGCCTGCGTGACGCGGACACTGGACCCGCTCGGGACGGTCAGCTCGCCCACGTCGAAGGCCAGGTCGGAGTCGACCGCGTAGGAGGCCGAGATGACCTCGGTGCCCCGCTCGAAGCTCTGCCGGTATTCGCGAGTCGCCATGTCGTCAGGCCCCCAGGATCGCCCGGAACCTGATGCGGGTCCGGCGGGTGGATGAGAGGTTCGTGAAGGTGAGTTGCTCGGCGGCGGCCGTGAAGGGGCAGGGCCAGGGTGCGGCCGGCCACCAGCAGAGCGGCCAGGTGGGCTCGATGGTGGCCTCGTCGTCGAGGCCGGCCCCCCCGCCGCCGCCGTCCGAGATCGTGCTCAGGACGGCCAGGGCCGGGGCGGGGAGGAGCTGGACGACCGACCCGGCCGGGATATCGCCCAGGCCCCCCGCGAAGGTGATCGTGACGGGGGCGACCCCCAGCGGGCCCCCCGTGCAGGCGACGTTGCCCGGGCCCACGCCGGGGGCCGCCTCGATCGCGGCCCGGACGGCCGCCGCCGAGGCGTCGTTGTAGATCGTGCCGGCCGCCCCGATCGAGCCCCCGAAGTCGATGTCGATCGTGCCGAAGCCCGGCTCGTAATCGTTGATCACGAGCTGTTTGACCTCGCCCGAGGCCGGCTCCCCCCTCGCCAGCCCGGCCCGGTCGTTGGCGTCGATCCACAGCAGCTCCAGCCGCACGGGGTCGAGGGGGAGGGCGATCGTGCGGACCTCGGCCGGGCCGAGGAGGAGGTCGAACGAGAGGCACGAATCCCCCTCGGCCGAGACGAGCGACCGGCGGGCGGTCCGGGCGACGGTGCCCTTGCGCTGGGTGGCGACGATCGCGGCGGTGACGCTCATGGGGTCGGGGCTCCGGCCTGGCAGAGGAGGCAGTCGAGCCGGGACACGACCAGGTCGTCGCGCCCGCAGAGGCGGTCCCCGCACCCGCACGCGGGCCAGGGGCGGTCGAGGTGGGGGCAGTCGGCCGGGGCCGGTGCCGGGGCGGGGGGCGGTGCGGGGGCCCCGGCGAAGTAGGCCCGGTAGGCCGGGTCGCCGCACTTGTGGGGGATCTCCTCCCCGCGACAGGCCGAGCCGAGGGGGGCCTGGCAGGCCGCGCACCGGCTCATTGGGTCACCGTCAGGAGGCCGTAGTAGGGGTTGTAGCCGGGGCTGGAGGGGCTGCCCGGGGACCGGCCGACGAGGGGCAGGTCGAGGGGGCTGCACGAGCGGACGGAGTGGCCGGCGGTCAGGCGCCGCCAGCCGCCGGTCGCCACGTCGGGGGCGCAGGGGTCGCCCGGGGTCGCCGCGGCGTATTTGAGCCGGAGGTCGGCCCAGGCGTAGGCGATCCCGCCGGAGCCGGCGAGGGGGATCGACGCGGCGTCGGCCTGGAAGCGGAGCGAGAGCCGCTGGGGGGTGCCGAAGCCGAGGCTGTACAGCCCCGCGCACTCCGCGTGCCAGGTCAGGCCCCCGAGATAGGTCGCCGTGGCCGTGCCCGTCCAGATGGTCTGGTAGCCGGGGTAGGCGGTCTGGGCCTGCCGGACGCTCCCGGCGATCACCAAGTCGGTCTCCGGCAGGGTGCAGAAGGCGCCCCCGCCGGTCCCCGCGCCCGGGTCGAGGCGGGGGAGGCGCACGCGGACGGCCAGGTCGGCGCGCTCGACGGCCAGGTCGAGGCGTTCCTTCTCGGCGCGGAGGAGCCTGATCCCCCGTTCGAGGTAGGCCACCCGCCGCTCCAGCTCGCGGCGCCTCACGAGCTGGCCTTCGCCCCGGTCTCGGCGCGGGCGGCCCCCAGGGCGGCCCGGCGGATCTCCTCCTTCAATCGCCGCATCTCCTCCTCCAGCCGGGCGACCCGGCGCTCCAGATCCTGGCTCATCGGCCGCCCCCCAGCGGGCCGCCCTGGACGAAGCTGGCCGGCGTGAACTGCCGGTCGCCGGCCCACGGCCGCCGCTCGTTGCTGACGTTCGCCCGGGTCATCCAGGCCGTCGCCCCGTCCTCGGTCCAGGTCACCTCGACCGACCGCACCAGGAGCTTGTCGGCCTCCCAGGGGGTCGTTCCGAGGGTGCTGGTGACCTTCGCGGCGGCGTTGGGGGTCTCGACCCCCTCCCGCCAGAGGCCCGAGTAGGTGAGGGTGCCGGCCTGCACGAGATCCTTGTTCACCGCGAGCTGCTGCTGGGCGAGGCCCCGCATGCGTTCGCTGTCCCCCTTGAACCGCCAGTCGCTCATGACGATGTATTTCGTCCGGCGGAAGTAGGGGTTGGAGGCGGCGGCCCCGGCCCAGCCGGCGGCCGGCTCGCGGAGCTTGAGCACCCCCCGCGAGACGGGCACGAAGACCAGGACGCGGTCGGGGGCCTTGACCGCCGACCCGCCGGCCTCCAGGTCGGCCGGGGCGGTCCATGAGGTGACGACCGGCTCGCGGGCGAGCACCTTGCGGACCCCGTCGGAATCGGTGAACAGGTCGAAATACAGGTCGGTCTCGCGGGGTTCCTGGCCCGGGGCGTCGGCCCGGTACATCTTGCCGACCGGGACCTGCACCAGCGCCGACCCGCCCCTCAGCTCCCAGTTCACCGGGTAGGGGAACTGGTCGACGATCCGGGCGGCGATCGCGGGGTCCTTGAACTTGTACCGCCGATAGACCCACCGGCGGGGGTTGGTGCTCTGCCCGTAGAGCCTGTAGTGGGTGTACCCGGAATCGGCCAGGGCGTACTCGAGGCTGATCGTCGCCGTCCCCCCGGACACGCAGGCGGTGTTGCCGACGACGCGCCGGGTCTCGACCAGCTCGGACGGGTTGTTGGGGCCCACGGGCAAGACCAGCTCGATCGTCGCCCGGTCGAGGGCCCATTTGTTGGCGGCCCAGGCGAGGGCCCCCTCGGTGGGCTTGACCGTGATCGTCGTGGCCCCGACCCCGCCGGCCGGGATGGTCCCCTTGCTGTCGTTGTCGGTCTTGGCCGTGTGGTCCGTGATCTTCCAGGCGGCCTGCTCGGCGGCCGTCCAGTCCGGGAGGAGCGTGGTCGACGTCTCGAACGACCGGCCGACCACCTCGTCGTCGCCGACGATCTCGACCGCGCCGTACGTCTGGGAGCCGTCGCAGGAGATCGACGGCGGTTCGAGGGGGATCGCCCCGAGCTTCATCTCGACCCAGGTCGGCTCGCGGGTGTCGAGGAAGCGGATCGTCCCGTCCGGGAGGAGCTTCGGGGCGTAGCAGGGGAGCTGGTCCTCGAGGACGTTCCGGACGGCCTGCCAGAGCCGCACCCCGGCGAATCGGACCTCGGTGTAGGGGATCAGCGTCATCGTGGCCAGGTCGGCCAGCGTGGCGGCCTTCAGGACGGCGGGGGTGCCGGCCGGGGTGTTGTACGCGCGGCCCAGCTCGGGCTTCAGCGGATCAATCAAAGGTGGCTGACTCGTGTACGCGAGGATCCCCAGGTTCCAGAGGGCGGTCGCGTGGGCGTCGTAGGTGAGGACGCGCCGCAGGATCTCGCCGATGGGGAGCCGGGCCAGCTCCTCCTCGTACAGGGGGTCGATCGGCGAGAGGTTGAACCCGACCTCGGCCTTGCCCGATTGCGGGTGGGTGACGCGGACCTCGTCGGCGATCCACTCGGGCCCGGCCGCCTGGTAGTCGACCCGCAGGCCCCCGGAGCTGGCCCGGGGGGTGCGGAGGATCACGCCCAGGAAGCGGAGCTTGTAGTCGGCCTCGACGATCTCGCCGTCCTCGTCGGAGTCGAAGGCGATGTCCATCTCGACCCGGGAGCCGATCGCGTGGGTCGGGACGATGGTCCCGACCTCGCTGAATTCGAGCGTGTCGGGGCCGTCGAGGTTCATGAGCCTGGCCTGGGTTGGATAGATCTCCCCCCTGCCACGCGGGGCCTCGATCGAGACCCCGTTGACCCTGAATCGCGTGCGTGGTTCGGCGGCGGGCATGGGTCAGAGTCCGTTGGAGCGGTTGTTGTACCAGGGGTCGTCGTTGCCCTTCATCTGCTGCATCTGCTGCTGCATCTGGCCCATCCAGGCCCGGCGGTTGCCGGCCCCCATGCCGACGACCCCCTCCAGGAGCTGCTGCAATTCGCGGTCGGCCTCCTCCTGGGACTGCCGGAGCTGCTCGGCCAGGCCGACGATGCCCTGGGCCCGCTGCTCGTCGAGCTGCTGCTGGGCCTGCTTGATCGCCTCCATCGCGAGCATGAACGCGTCCGGCCCCGACTGGCCGGCCTGCATCAACTGGCCCGAGAGCGCGGCCCCGACCTCGTCGGGCGACTGGCCGGACGCGAGCCGGTTGCGGGCCGCCTCCTCGACGCCGCCCTTGCCGGAGCCGAACCCGCCGTACAGGTCGCCCAGGCGGTCCTGCTCGGCCTGGGCCGCTTCCGCGTCCGCCTTGTCGTCGTCCTTCTTCTTCTTCTCGTCCCGCTTCTTCTTCTCCTCCTCCTCCCGCTTGAGCTGCGCGCGGATCTCCTCGCCGCGCTTCTCGTCGGCCTCCTTCGCGATCTGGGCGTCGGTCTTCTCCCCGGCCCCGAACCCGGCGGCCATCGGGGCGGGCATGGAGACGTTCCACTTGGCGAGGAGTGCCGGGTTCCTGCTCATCATGTCGAGGAGGGCCCGCGACTGGGCCGCGTCCCCCCCGACGATCCCGGCCTGCATCGCGTTCGTCTGCCGGGCGATCTCCCCCTGGCCGAACGGCGATTTGGGGTCGAGGGTCGCGGGGAGGTTCTTGGCGAGGAGCTCCTTGATGAACCCCTCGAAACGCGGCCCGCCCATCGTGTCGAGGATGCCCTTGGCCTGGGTCGCGTCGTTCGACTGGGCCTGGCTCGGGGCCGCCATCGCCTTGGCCAGGTTCTCCCGCCGCTCCTTCTCGGCGTCGTCCAGCTCGCGGCTTGCCTCCCCGGCCGCCTTCAATTTCTCCTCCAGGCCGGCCACCGAATCCTTCAGTTTGTCGGTCGATTCCTTCGACTTGTCGAGGCCCTTGGCGACGTTCTCGTCGAGGATGCCCGCCCACGCAAGCCCCGCGTCGATCTGCTTGTGGAAGGCGGCGGTCAGGAACCCCAGTGCGGTCATGAAGAGGCGGATTCGCGGCTCGGGGATGGCCATGCCGAGGGCGAACAGGTTGTTCGCCACATTTTTACTGCCGTATTGGATGTCATCATATAAGACGCCGACTTGCATCATGGCCTGGGCGAACCCGGCCATGCTGACCCCCGACTTGGCGGCGGCCCCGGCGACCCCCTGGTCCCCCAGTTCCACCTTCAGCCGGGTGGCGGCGGCGGCCTCCTCTCGCATGGCCCGGGTGACCGCGTCGATCTGCTGTTCGAGCCGTCGCTTCTCGTCGTGCAGCCGCCCGGACGCGACCCGGAACTGGGTCTCGGTGACGAGCGCGTCCTCCAGCTCCTGGTTGAGGCTGTCGACCGCGACCGCGTTGGCCTTGTATTGTGCGTTGAGCTGGTCGAGGACGGCCTGGTTGGTCGCCTTGAAGACCAGCTCCATGATCTCGGTGACCGTCGCCATGAACCGCTTCCTCCCGGCCGCCGCGGCCTACCTGCTCGGGGTCGCCACCTGCCTGCCCGCGTCCTGGTACATCGCCCACGCGGCGATCCGGCACGCCGAGGAGTCCCAGCCGTTCCACCGGGAGGACACCGTGCATGTCCGACATGAGCTGAAGGGGCGGTGGGTCGACCGGCCGGACCTCGTCGTCCGGCCGGACTACGCGGCCAGGGTGGTCTCCACCCG